CGATGACGGAAACCACGACCCCAAACCCCGAAAGCCAAGTTTCAGCCGGTGATGCGCCCGCCGCACAGCCGGATTCTGGCAACGACCTTTCGTGGATCGGGCAGGATTTTCTCACCGATGGCCGCCCGGATGTCGGGCGCTTCCGTGAGCACTACGAAGGCCTTCTGGCCGAGGACGCGCGCCGCCGTGACGCGCCGACCGCGCCCGCCGATGGCAAATACGACCTGAGCATCCCGGCCGATCTCGATTACGGCGATTTCAAGCCGCCCGAAGGCGCGAAAATCGAGCTTCTGACCGACGATCCGAACTTTGCCCCCGTCTTTGGCGAATTGCAGGCGTTCCTGCAACAGAACAACCTGCCCCAGCAGACCGCCTCCGGTCTCATCGGGCTTCTGGCCAAGTATCAGGCGGCGCAATCCATTGCCGCCGACAAGGCGCGTGCCGCCGAAGTCGAAAAACTCGGGCCGACGCCCGGCGCGCGCAATTCCCGTCTGCAAAGCGTGCAGCACGGATTGGCCAGTCGTCTCCCCCCGGATCAGGCAAAAGCGCTGCTCGCCGCAACGCAAAGCGCCGAGGGAGTCAGGGCACTCGAAACCCTGCTTGCCCGGAATAGCGGCCCGCTTGCCGCAACCCCGAGTCCGCAGAAGCAGGTCCTCAACGGCCTGCACGGTGAAGCACTCCTGCGCGCCGCGCGGGCGACAATGTAAACCCAGAGGCAAATGAGGTAATCCATGCCTATCACCCTTCCTGAATACGCAAAGGGCGTGGATAATCCCGTCCAGCGCGCCATGATCGAACTCTTTCCCGAGTCGGTCGACTTTCTGTCCATCTATCCCTTTGTGACCGCTCCGGGTGGCGTCTATCGCTACATGGAAGAAGCGGCACTCGGTTCCAACGTCGCCTTCCGGGCCATCAACGGAACGGTCGCCGAAGGTTCCGGCCTTGTCCTTGACCGGACGGAAGGCTGCTATCCGATGGCCGGCAACATCGACGTGGACCGGGTTCTCATCGAACGCCACGGTTCTGAGCATCGCGCGATCAAGGAGAGGATGCTCGTCAAGCAGAAGGCGGCTGCCTGGGCTCAGGCCTTTGTGCGCGGCGACAACCAAGCCAACTCGCTGGAAATGACCGGCCTTCGCACCCGCCTGCGCGCGGTTGGCGGCTCGGTCGACGGCAGCAACGATGACAGCCGCATCTTCGCGAACTCGTCGGCTTCCGGCGGTGGCCCCCTGTCGCTGAAACAACTCGACCGCGCCATGGACCTGACGGACGGCGCCAACGCCATCCTCATCCCGAGGGCGTTGCGGGCGCGCTTTGCTGCGGCAGAGCGCAGCACCAACATCGGCGGCTTTGTCACGCAGGACAAGGACGACATGGGCCGGGTCGTCACCCGCTACAACGGCGTTCCCATGTATGTCGGCTATGAAATCGGCCGCCTCGCCCCCCTCCTGCCGTTCAACGAAGTTGCGGCCGGCGGCGGAGCGGCGGTCACTGCGTCGATCTACATTCTCCGCTTTGGCGACGATGGCGTGTGCGGGCTCGAAACCTCGCCCATGAAGGTCACGGACATCGGCCTGCTGGAGTCCGGCGTCCACTACCGGACCAACATCGAGCATGACGTGGGCATGGCGATCTTCAATCCCTACGCCGCCCTGCGCTTCTCTTCGATCACCAACGCCGACATCGTCGCATAAGGAGGGCACAGAAATGCATTACGCCACTGGCAAAGCACCCGGCACGGTCGACGCCGCACCCGGCCTCATCAAGCGCGCGGCGGGCCAAGCCGCAGTCACCTCAACGGGCTACATCGGCACGCAACGCGATGAAGGCGGTGCCGCTGCAACCGACTACACTTGCGTCATCAACGTCGAGGCCATCGACATCTCGTCGAACGATGAGACCTACACTTTCCGCGTTATCGGCTCCAACGCCGCCGACCGCTCGGATGGTCAGATTCTTGACATGCTGCAACTTGGTCGCGCGGGCATTGTGAACATCGAGACGCGCAACACGGCTGCCGGCGATCAGTACATCATGCAGTTCCGCACGATGCGAAACTTTACGATGTTCCGGTACCTCGACCTGCACATGCAAGTGGCCGGCACCACGCCGTCGATCACCTTCAATGCCTACTTCACCAAGGGGACCTGATAATGCCTCTCAAAACGTTCATCGAACCGAACCCGAACTACAAGCCCAAGTCGCCTGAAGACAAGGCCGTCTACGACGCCATCGTCAAACTGCACAAGGAGCGCGGGGCAATCGCAACGGACACGGGTGCAATCGTCGAGATCGTTTTCAACTCGGGCAACATGTATCGGGAAAAAGTAGAGGCGCCTCCGGTGACGGAAGCGACAATCAAGGTGCCCGAACTCAATGACTTGACCGTGGCCGTACTCAAGCGGATGGCCCTGTTGCAAGGCATCAACGTGAACCACAAGCAGCGCATGACGAAAGACGAGCTTGTGCGGTTACTGCAATCGAAGCAGGACGCAATTGATATCGTTGACGACACCGAAGCCGACGAGTAGGCTAGGAGCCTCAAGCCCGTCCACAGAGCGTCCAAGAGGGGGGATTTCGGTCCCCCCTTTCCTTTTGTGCATGTGAGGGGTTCGGACCATGCGGCAGAGTCCGAAACATGCGCACCCAGATGTCCATGCTCACCATCATCAACGCCGCGCTCAGTGCGCAGGGCCTCGATGAGGTCACGTCCTTGCAGGACGGATCGCCCGAGTTCCGCATCCTGTCGCGGCAATGGCCCTTCATCGTCGAAGCCGCGCTTGAGACGGGCCGGTTCCCCTTCGCGCGGAACGAGTATTTCTCCGCCTCTCGGGTGCAGGGGAAGTTCGGCTTCAAGGACGGATACGCCTTTCCCGAGGTCGCGCTTCACGTTCGGAGCGTCTGGACGGTCGTGCGCGAAGTGAAAATGGACCCGATCTGGGTGCAGGACGGCAGTCACGTCTATGTGGACGAGCCCGAGGGCGTCTGGATGGAATACGCCACTGTCCCGGACCCGTCCTTCTGGGGCGCCAACTTCTCGCTGGGGGTGCAGCTTCGGTTGCAGTCTGTCATTGCCAGGGCGACGCAATCGGGCGACGTGTCCAATCTGGAATCGCAGGCCGAGATGGCTTTCGAGCGCGCCATGACGGCGGCGTCGAAGGCAAGGTCCGACCAGACACCTGCGCGAATGTCATCGTTTGCTGCGGCGAGGTTCGGCCGTGGCTCGACCTAAGCGCGTCATCACGCAGCGCGACTTTTCGGCCGGGGAACTGCGCGAGGAGTTCCTTGAACGTGACGATCTGGACCTGCGCAGGGCGTCCCTGAAAAGCGCGACCAACCTCTTCATCGGGCCGACGCAGACTGTCGGGGCGCGGCCCGGTTCCATCTATCTGCCTGTGGCGACCGGCAATGTCCGCTTCATGGTCGAAATGAGGCCAAGCGTCTCAGACACCTTTGCGGTCATGCTCCTCGATGACCGGATCAGGGTTGCCAATGAGGCGGGGGCGACGGTCTATGAGACGACCTCTGTCGCATGGACAAACGCAACCGAATGCTGGGCGGTGCCTCTTGGGGCGGACACCATCATCGGGCACCCGACCCACGGCATTTTCGTGCTGGCCTACAGGAATTCGGCATGGTCTTACGGAACCTTTGCCTTTGCCGAAGGCGCGGGCGAATCGACCTTGCAGCCCTATTACAAGTTCTCCACCACAACGCGCATCACGCCATCCGCCACGACCGGCGCTATCAGCGTGACCTCTGCGCAGCCTCTTTTCGCATCAAGCATGGTGGGCACCAAAATCCGCTATGGCGAGCGGGAAATCCAGATCACCAGCTTTGTGAGCGCAAACCAAGTCAACGGAACGGTCGTCTCTACCCTTCCGCCATGTTTCCGCCTCACGGTAGGGTCTACAGCAGAGATCAGCGTGAACGACATCGTGGTCGGGCAAGACAGCGGTTTCAATGGCGTCGTGACTGCCGTCAACAGTGCGACAACCTTCTCGGTGCTGACGGTCGAAAACTGGAACGGGCCGACCGTCAACGAGAAAATATCTTCGCCCCAAGGGACGCAGGTTATGACGGCGAAGACGACCATCGCTCCGCAGGCTTCATCGTTCTGGGACGAGCAACTCTATTCTGCGCGCCGGGGCTGGCCGGCGGCGGCGGAATGGGCGGCCGGAAGGCTTTGGCTGGCGAGTGGCAGCGGCAAGCGAAACATCGTGGTCGCGTCCTCTGTCAGGGCCGCGAACGACTTCGAGATGGGCGTCGAAGACGATGACGCGATCATGCGGACGGTCGGCCCGGAAGGCACGCGCATCCGCCACGTCATCGACGCCGGCGACATTCTGTTTCTCGCGGACAGGGGGCTGCACTACCAGGAGCGCCGGTCAAACGGCGTCCTTACGCCTTCCAATTTCGCGCCGGTCCTGTTCGATGAGCGCGGATGCTCGACGGTGAAGCCGGCGCTGGTCGAGCGGGGCGTCGTCTTTGTGGAGGAAGGCGGGGCTGGCGTCAGCGCGGCCCTGCTTGACGGCAACGTCTACCTCACATGGTCCGTCAAGTCGCTCACCATGTTCTGCCCGCACCTCATCAACAATCCCGTCGCCCTCTGCGGCCCGCCCCTTGCGCCCAAAAGGTCGGATCGCTTGCTCATGGTGGTAAATGCGGACGGCACGATTGCGGCCATGTCCTACTCGACGATGCTCGGGCAGGAGACGGTCGGATTTGTCCCGTGGACGACGATTGGCCAATACCGCACCGCTGCACCAATGTTTGGGGGCTACTGGCTTTCGGTGGACCGGGTGAGCGCGGGCCAGACCCTGCGCCGGACGGAGCTGGTTGATTTCGACCAGTATCTCGACAGCGCCGTGACGGCCAACCCGCAATCGGCCACGGCGGCCCCTCACCTGATCGGGCAAACCGCGCATGTGATCGACGGCAACAACTGCATCGGATCGAGCTTTGTTCTGGCCGGCGGAGACCTGCAAACGGAGTTTCAGGACGCAACGGCGACCTGCCAGATCGGCCTGAATTTCACGGCGGAGGCGGAGGTCTGGCCGTCGAAGGTCATCGAGGCGACGACGGCCAGCCTGCGGACGCCGCGCGTGTTCACGCTGATCGTCTCTGTGCTGAACACGCGGCATATCGACGTGCGCTGCAACAACGATCAGCGCCAGATTGGCGGTCATCGCTTCGGCGAAAACCTTTCCCTGCCAGCGCCGTTGCGCACCACGCTTTACCGCGTCCCTGTGTACGGCAGGCGCGACCATGCCACTCTCAGCGTATCCCGTTCGGTGCCGGGTCCATGGCACATCCTTTCCATCGGCCAGGAGGTCGAAGCGTAATGCAGGCAACACCGTATCTCGCGCTCGGATCGCAGGCGCTTGGCTCTTTCTCGCAAGGGCAGGCCGCAATGGGTCAGGCTCGGGCCGAGCAGCAAATGGCCCGGACCAACGCCTACATCGGCGAAACCCGCGCTATCCAGACGGGTGCCGCGGCGACGCAAGACCTTGCCGCGCAGTTGGGCGAGATGCGGGCGGTTTTCGCAGCCAACGGGCAGGGCGGGGCAGGAACGAACGTGTTTTTCCAGGAGCTTCGCAAGGTTCGCCAGCGTGAGGCGCGGATCGCCATGTCGAACGAGCGGCAGGGCGCGGCCGACTGGATGATGCGCGGGCAGAATGCGATGTATCAGGGCCGCGCCGCCAACGCCTCGTCGCTGTTCGGCACGGGCAAGTCGCTGTTCGAGATGGGCAGCCTCTACAGGGACCAGAAATAGATGGCCGAAATCCGCAAGATTGTCAGATCGAGCCCGCTCTCGGCCTTCACGCAGGTTGCGCCGGCGGCGGGCGGAGCCTTCGCAGTCCTCGCCGATGTGGCGAACCAGGCCTATCAGGCGCTCGAACCTTTTGCCGATGCGGAGATGGCGCGGCGCGGCGAAGAGGACAACCGCGAGCTTGCGCGGCAACAGGTCGGGGCCAACACCATACCCGTCGTGCCGCCCGCGCCCACGGGGCCTGATCTCTCGGCCATTGCGCCGGTTCCGCAGCCGTTTTCCGTCGAAGGAGCCCGCGCGGCGATTGACCGGGCGGATGGGCAGATGACCGGCGGCGGCGGTGCGCCGGCGGCGGCCGGCGGTGGGGCCGACGACAGGCTGGGAAGCGCGCTTCCGGCATCACTTGTCCGAACCGAAAGCGGCGGCAACATCCGCGCACTCAACAGCGAAGGATATGGCGGGCGAGGTCAGTTCGGCGCCGAGAGGCTTTCCGAAGCCTTCCGGGCAGGCGCCATCGACCGCCCCATGACGGGCGCGGAGTTTTCGCGGCAACCTGAGTCGGTTCAGGCGGCCGTAGAGCGGTGGCACGTCGGAGACATCAATAGCTTCATCCGGGAACGGGGGCTGGATCGCTTTGTCGGTGAAACGATCAAAGGGGTCGAGGTCACGCCGAACGGCATGATTGCCGTCGCGCACCTCGGCGGCAAAGGAGGTCTGCAAAAGTTCCTTGAATCTGGCGGATCATACAATCCCGCAGACTCCAACGGAACGTCCCTTCTGGAATACCTTGGGACGCATCAAGGCGCGACCGTGACCGGATCGGCCGGCACCCCTGTCATGGCCGGCAGTGGCGGCTCCGACACGCTGGCAGCACCGCCACCGACGATGGTGCGGACATCGCAAGGCAAGCTTGAACCCCGCCTCTACAACCCCGCCGGCGGCCGGTTTGCGCAAATCTACAACGCCGCTGCGCAGATGACGTTCCTGTCGGAGTCGATGCTGGCCGGTCAAGCGGACATGATGAACCTGTCGGCGCAAATGCCGATGGACCCGGACGGCTTCAAGCAGCAGGCGCGCGCCTACATCGACCAGACCGTCGCCAATGCCGATCCAATGCTGCGCCCCGACCTCCGGGCCAATCTCGAAACGGAGATGACGCGCCGCTACCTCGGCATGGTCGATGAGCGAAACGACGACATCCGCCGGCGCGCGGAGAACTCGTCCTCGGCGCTGATCGAACGGCGGTCAGACAACTACGTCGAGGCGCTGGCGGCCGGCAACTTCGCAGAGGCGCAGACGGCAAGGGCAGAGCTTGAGGAGTCTCTTTACGCCCGTGAAAGCCTGCCGGGGGCATCCTGGACGCGGGAGCAGTCCGTCAACGTCCTTCTGCAAGCGGACAGGCAATCGCGCCGCGTGCAGGCCGACCGGGCGACGGCGCAAACCGCCGAGTGGAAGGACGGCCTCGAAGTCTCCATTGCGGCGCGCAAGGGCGGCATGATCGGCGGATCGGAGTATCTTCTCGACAACCCGGCCGCCGTGGCCGCGCATCCCGATCTTGCGGAGGAACTGGCGTCATGGATTGAATTCGAGACGGCCATGCCGGGCTTCCACGCTACGCCTCCGGCGCAGCAGAAGGCGGTAGTCGCAGAGATGCGCGCCGTGCCCGTGCAGGACCGCTACCAGATCACGATGGCCGACAAGGCGGCAGAGGTCGCCGCCTCTTCCGAGAAGGCATGGAACGACGACGGGATG